TTTTTCTCCTCAATTTCGTAGAAGAACTTATCAGTATCTTCTGTTTTCCATTGACTTGTGTTTTCTACATTCCACTCTGATGTCTGCACCTTCCAATCTGGGACGTTATTTTTTACCGTAAACGATGGTATATCCCATATACATCTATTGTTAGGCTGTGCTGCATAGTTCCCATCATCGAGAGCTATGACGTGAGCACACTTGTGCTCGTGCGGAATCTCTGAGTGGTCCGTGTCTAATATATTACTTTCAGGGTGGGCAAAGTCAACCGTAAATAAATATTTACCATGGTGCCATTTCTTATCTTTTCCTATGTATTTACCAGCTTGTGCTTCTAAAATATCCCAAGAATGAACAGCAGGATAATAGCTGAAACAATTCCATAACTGAAGCTCATCAAGTCTGCGTCTAGGAACGGCTTCTGCTTTAAAGCCTCTTTGAATGAATGCACTAATCGGGAGACGGTAGAAGATAGCTCCATTTTCCATAATACAATGAAAAAGGATGGCACGCCCCGTAATAGCTGAAAGACCAAAAATAATGCAGTCTTCAACTTCTCCATGATGTTTCTTAAGGTCATAAAGATACTCCTTTCTGATTTGTGCGTATTCCGGTGGTATGTTTGCATTTAAGTAAGCCATAATTTAACCTCATTTAATACTGCCCCAATTACTCCCTTCTTCGTAATCTACTTTGTTAGGCACTTCTAAGTCAACTGCATTTTCCATAATATCTTTTATCTTTGCAGCCTCCAAAGGATTAATAACAGATATATCAAGTTCATCGTGCACTTGTATATGTGGTGTAATACCTTCTTTGTGTAATTCTATCATGGCCTTTTTTGTCATATCAGCTGCAGATCCTTGTATCAATCTATTTAAAGCTTTGTATGTGTATGCTCTTCTTATCCCTGGTCCGTGTTCCGCGAGCGCATCATCGTGAGGCAATGGTTTGTGAATACCAAACTGGTTTGGCTCCCATAGATGAAACCTACATAGTCTACCCAGCAACGTTCTCACTTTACCTTTACGCTGTGCTCTGTCCATGACAGCATCCATAAGCTGTTTAACAAACGGAACTTTACTGTGATATTGTTTAAATAATTCTTCAGCTTGTAACTTGTTTATACCAAGTTCAGCTTGTAATTTATTCTTACCCATACCATAGAAAAGACCCAAATTGATCGTCTTAGCCTGGAATCTACCAATGTCTGCCATATCTGCTACAATCTGGTGAAAGTCTGCATCACCATCTTTGTATGCATCAACAACATCTTCTACAGAATAAAATCCTTGCAGTGCTGCGTAATGCACTACAAGTCTTGGCTCTTGTTGGCTGTAATCAAAGCAGCCCCACTTACATCCTTCTTCAGGTATAAACAAACTTCTGATCCGTGGTCCGAGATCTTTGTTCCTTGCAGGTATTTGCTGTAGGTTTGGATTGTTCATACTGAACCTACCGGTAACAGTTCCACCACCTTCTGATCTTAACTGGTTTATTTCTGCATGTATCCTACCATTGGTTGAGTGTTTTAATATTGTATCTATAAATGTAGTGTGTGCTTTGTTAATCTCTCTTGCTTTTGCAATAGCTTGCACCAATGTGTGTGGATGGTTAGCCAAGAAGTTTTTAGTAAAGCTAGGTGCACCAGTTTTTTCTGTCCTGTCATACGGTAAACCAAGTTTATCAAATACTTTAGCAATAGATCTTGCAGCCCATATTTGTACGTCTTGTCCTGTTTCAGCATATATACCGCCAAGTAGTCTCTTCTCCTCCTCTACCATTCTTTTCTTTTCAATAGCTGCTCTGTCTTGATCTACACGCACACCCAAGAATCTCATATCAACCAACACAGGAAACAAACTAGTTTCCATATTAAATATGTCTTCAATGTCTTGATGTATTATTTCTTTTTTAAACTCCTGCCAAAGCTCAAATGTAAGTTGGGCGTCACGCTCTGCGTAAGATCCAACGTACATTGCTGGCAGCTTGTACATTTCTGCTTTAGGATCTACACCCCAAGACTTTGCAGCTTCGTATAGTGCTGTCTCGTCTTTACCTTTACCAAGATAATCTCTTGATATACCATTTAAATCGTATCTGAATCTATTCTCGTTGATAAGTGATGCAGCTATCATTGTATCTACGATCTGTCCTTTAACATTTATACCGATGGCCCTTAGCCAACATATGTCATACATTGCGTTGTGAAATATTTTTGTAGAGTCTGATCGCATTTGATCTTGAAACCAATTAAGAACCATCTTACGATCCATATTGCCACCACCTTCATGTGCTATGGGATAGTATGCACACCAGTCATGTGTGGCTAACGATATACCAACCACATCACCTACACCTACAACAGAACCAGATCCCATTCTTTTGTTTAAATTTGGATCTTTTGTTTCTAAGTCTATGGCTATCTCATCATACTTACCTAGATCTGGAAAGTCTGTTGGTGGTATCCACTCTGTTTGTGGTTTAAATATCATTTTCATGTTTACATTCTCCTGCTATTGCCATGTATGCTGCTGCATCAACGTAAGTATCTGCTGTGGGTGCACCAAATTTTGTTCTTGCAACTTTTAGTAAAGCCATCATGACAGCAGCGTCGTGTGCCGTAATTTCTTTGTCTAGATACGCTGTCCATAATTTAGCTATGTTTGCATGATTTATTATTTTATCGCCATAAGTTTTTGCTCTAGGCCCTTCAATTAATTCTTTCGCTAATTGTAAAGCATCTTCTGTTTTCATATTTTATATCCTTTGTATATGTCTTTTGGTTTAACAATGTGTAAATGATTTTTTGTTCTAGTTGCTCCAACATAAAACAATCTATTTTCATCATCGGGGTTTTGTTCGTAGTTTCTTTGTGTGCTTCTTGATAGATCTGTCAGGAGAACTACGTTATCCTGCTCACCACCTTTTACTCCATGTATTGTAGATAAAGTAATTCTTGGACTAGAATTTAATTTCTCACCATTCTCCCTCATACGTCTTATATACCTTATTTTTTTCTGCGGTGCATCATCAAAAGCTTCATACCAAACTTTATCTGTCTTCAACCACATCCTTTCTTTTAGTCCAGACATTTGATATCCCGCATCTTTATCTAAATACTTTAAAGAATTTTTTTCAAAATTATTTTGTGTCATGTAAGATGCTATTCTAGATATTTGTTCGTGATTTATATCCACACCCTTACGAAGATTTTCCCAATCGTTTATGGCAGTGTACAAATCTTGTTCCTTGTTTGTTTTAAACTTGTTCTCAAAATACAGTCCTTGCGAGTGTAGTTGTTTTTCTAAATCCTCTAACATAAATCTAGTTCTAGCTAAGACTAGCCAATTACCTTTTGTCATGTTAATATCTTTAAATTCATGATGATATGAAAGTAAACCTTTTTGCATTTTGGGTTGCCACTCTTTTGGTAATCTGTTTTTTATTCTTCCTACAATTTTCATTGCAATATCGTGCACAACCTGCGGTATTCGGTATGACTGTGCAAGTTTCATTACACGACCTGTTTGTGCAATAAAACTATCTACATCTGCACCTGCCCATCTAAATATTGCTTGATCATCATCACCTGCTATGTATGTATCTTTTGTTTTGTCCCATATCGACTTAGCCATGTTCCATTGAGTTCTAGATAGATCTTGTGCTTCATCTATAAAAACAACATCAAAGTCTGGTGATTTATCTGATTTAATAAATTCTGTAATCATGTCCGTAAAATCTATTAAATTAAATTCTTTTTTATATCTGTTTAACTCGTTGTAAATACGTTTAAACTCTGACTCCGTAATATCTTGTGTATGTTGTTTTAAATTATATTGTTCCTCTGGTTTAATACCTTTTAGTTTAGCTAATTGTATAATACGTAATGCATCACTATTTGTGGTAAACAATCCACTCTCATTGTTGTCGTATTCATTATAATCTAATTTCATTTTTAATTTTCTACCTAGATCTTCGTAATGCCTGCCCTGCATTACATTTTCTTTTTTAAGTCCTAATCTTTGAAAAGCCAAAGAATGCAAAGTTCTAAAGTAAGGCAAGTCTTTTTCTGTATAATTAAATCTAGACATGGCTCTATCTCTAGCCTCGTATGCTGCTTTTTGTGTAAATGAAAAATAACCTATACGATTAGGATCTGTTCGTTTTAAATATGTATCTACTTCATTTAATAAGGTTGTGGTCTTACCTGTACCAGGTGGACCAAGAACAATAGTTTTCAAAACGCGTCCTCCTTTTTAAATGGTTTCTGTTTAATTTCTACTTGCTGTTTTTTAAACTGTTCTAATTTTAGAACAGATATTTTTTTCTTACCAACCATAATTCTCACTTGGTTACAATTACACTGTTGTACTAGCCATGTCAAAGTTTCTTCGTGTTTGATGGGCCACTTACGTCTATTTAAGAATTTATTAAAAAAATGTGTAAACTGAAAATAATGATGTCCATCGTTGTTCCACACATTACCAAAAATTATATCGTCCTTAGTAGCACCCTCTGCAGTTCTATCTGTGCACCATTCTTCTAAATGTTCTTTTAATTGTTCTAGTTTTGAAGAGCCCTCTGGTGCATCTATCTCCTCCATGTTAGACATTAATTCTTGT